GCCCACGCCTCGTCCATGACGGCCAGGTCGAGCACCTCGGAGTGGCCGGCCTTCTCGCCGGGGGCGGTGATCCCGTGGAGCGACCCGTTGGCCCACCTGATGGCCTCGTCGCCGCGCTGGTAGCGGACGGTGAACTCAGCCGAGTAGGGCGACGCCTTGAGGGTGGCGACGTGTTCGTCCTCCCACTTCTTGTGGGCATGCAGGCGGCTCTGCGCCGAGTACAGGACCCGCGACCGCGGCCACGTCCGGCAGCGGTGCACCATCACGCCCAGCTCAAGCGTCGTCTTCCCGGACTGCCGCGGCGTGGTGACGACGACCTCGCGGTAGGCCAGCAGGCCGGTGGATGGGTCGACCTCCATCGCCACGTCGGCGACGAGGCGCTGCCAGGGCATCAGGGGCGTCCCCAGGGCCTTCGCGACCTTGGCGACGGCCGGGCCGAGGGTCTTGCGGGCGGGGTCGCGCGGGGTCGCGTACAGCGGCGGGCAGGCCAGGCGCCTCATGCACACACACACCGGAACACGGGCGCGGGGTCGCCCGGCCTGTGCCGAGGGGGGAAACGGGTCACCATCGCCGCGACTGCCGTGGTTGGTCGGGCAGCCCGGCCCGGTCGCCTTTGCGTTCGTTGCACGCCTGGCGGCACCACGGGCAGCGGCTCAGGCTGCCGTGGACGGGGCGGAGGTTGGCGGGGTCCAGCGCCAGGTCGGGCCGCTCCTTGCGCGAGATGACGTGGTCGACGGCGCCCGACCCGGGGTGGCCGCACAGATAGCACAGGTCAGAGGCGGCCAGGACCAGGGCGCGTACTCGGCGCCACGGCCGGCCGGTGGGGCGCATGGCTCACCCGGGCTTGCGCTTGCGGCGTAGCCGTAGCCCCTGGGCGCAGGGCGGGCAGCGGTCGCCGTAGACGATGGGCCGGCCGCAGCGGATGCAGCCGGGGTGCCGGTCGGGTCTGTTCGGCAGGACCCGCACCTGGTTCATGCGCCGGCCCATGGCTACCTGAAGCGGCGGGCCAGGGTGGCCAGCGGGACCCCGACCGCCGGCCCTCCCCCGGCCCCCCGAACCCCGACGACCTCGGCGCCGCGGTAGGCGCCCTGCCGGACGATCGCGACGTGGTCGAGCTGGGCGCGGGTGCGAACCACGCGGGTACGGCTGAGCCAGCGGTTGCCGCCGGCGACCTCCAGGAAGCCGACGCTCAGACCGAGCGGGACGCCGTCGCGGGCCAGGGCCAGGACCTCGTCGCCGGGCGTTGTGGCGGAGACGCGCCATGCGCCCCAGGCGGCGTCGGCGCGCTCTTCCAGCTCGACCGTCACCCCGATCGGCAGCATGGTGGGGTCGCCGTCCGGGTGGGCGCGCATGAGCGGCACCGTGGCGGGGTCGACGCCGTGAAGGGCGCCGCGCTGGAACGTCTCGGTGACCAGGCGGCCGCGGTCGCGTACCTGCGCCTCGGTCGCCCAGGGAAGCAGGCGGCCGGTCAGGGTGCGCCCGTCGCCGTCGTCGCGGACGTGCAGGTCGGTGGTGAACGCTCGCTCGAGGACGGTCATGCCACAGCGCCTCCTCCGGTCGGCCGGGCGCGCTCGTCGATCCCGGCGACGGGTGGGCGGTCCTCCAGCTCGCGGACCTCGCTCGGCAGCAGCCAACCGGCCTCGATCCCGAGCTTGTGGGCCTCGTACCGCTCATGGAGGGTGGCGCGGACCATCCCGCCGGCGTTGAACTTGGCGCGCTGGGAGCGTGGCAGCAGCCCGGAGACGGCGCGCTCGACGCGGGACAACCACGGCCGCAAGGTGAGCTGCAGGAACTCGGTGGCGCGCATCTCCGGCGAGCTGTAGTCCTCGTGGCCGCCGGTCTCGCCGCCCATCATCACCGGCGGGACGCCGTAGAACCGGCAGATGGTGGAGACGTTGAAGCGCTGGGTCTCCACGAACTGCGCCTCCTCGGGCGCGATGGTGATGTTGCGGTACTTGGCGGCGCCCAGCACGGCGGGCTTGTGGCGGCCCTGGTGGCGCAGCATCCACGTCTCGACCAGGTCAAGGGCCTGCTCGCGGTTGAGATGCTGGTCGGCCTCGATGACGCCGGAGGGGACGGCGCCCTCCCCGAAGAACTGCGCGCCGAACTTCTCGGCGGCCAGGCCCAGCCCGATCGACTCGGCGGCGTAGCGGATCGGCGACATGCCCAGGATCGAGCCGGCGACCGGGTACGCCTTGACGTGGAACAGCTCGGCGCGGTCGACCTCCTGGCCGTCCACGCGGATGACCGGAGGGGCGTCGCGGTCCTCCTGGACGGCGACGCGGCCCTCGTCGAGCAGGTCGACCTGGGCCGCGGCCGCGCCCGCGCCGATCCGGTCGGTGATCATGCCCCAGCAGTTGCCTCGGGTGAGCAGCGATTGCATGACGGCCCACAGCCAGTCGGCCAGCTCGGGATGGTCGGCGCTGGGCCGTTGCAGCAGCCGAGGGGTGGGCAGCGGGTCGCGCTCGTCGTCGCGGAGCACCTGCAAGGGCAGGGTGGCAACCGAGTCGGCGAGCAGGCGGACGCAGCCGAACACGGTCGACAAGCGCATGGCCCGGTCGGGCGTGACCTGGACGCCCGACCAGCTCTGCACCGGCGGGATGTCGCCGATCTGGAACGTCGCCCGGTCCAGGGTGCGGGGCGTCCAGGGCCAGCGCCAGGGCATCGCGCCTGCTCAGGTCGTGTTGACGAACGTCTTGACCGAGCCGGTGTCGATCAGGGCGCCGTCCAGCCGCAGGATGCAGCGAAAGCTGACCAGGTCGTTCTGGAACGCGAACTCGTCGGAGCGCTCGAACCGCACGCCGTTGACCAGCCGCACGAAGTAGCGGCTCATGTCGCCGAACGCGATCGACTCGGCGGTGTTGGCCATGGCGGGCATGAACGGGTCGAGGTAGGACGGGTAGCCGAGGATCGACCCGCGGGTGCCGAGGCCGGCGACCGGCTGGCCGGTGGTGTCCCGCAACTTCCTGATGATGATGTCGGAGGCGTTGCGGAGGATGAACGCCGCCGACGGCGCCGCGGCGTAGGGCTCGGCCACGCTGCCCACCAGGTTCCACAGCGCGTCGGTTCCCTGGTTCGCGGTGCCCTGGGTGCCCAGCGACGTGCCGGTCCCGGCCGGGCCCGTGACGCCGGTTCCCGCGTCGAGCAGGAGGCCTCGCGGCTGGGTGGTGCCGGTCCCGTTGATGATGTCGTCGCCGTAGCCGCTGGTGCCGAGGCCGAGCGACAGGGCGGCCTGGCGGGCGAGGAAGTCGAGCAGGTTAGTGGGGGTGTCGTTGGCGAGCTCGTAGCTGATCTGGAAGAAGTTTGCGTACTTGAACGCCTTGAGCGTCACGGTGTCCAGCGTCGGGTCGGACTCGGTGATGGTGGCGCCTTCCCCGATGATCGCCGAGCTGACGAAGCCGGTGGACTTCGGCACGATCAGGTCCTCGCCGGTGGCCGTGGTGACCACGGTGGCGCCGGCGGCCATGAGGCTGCTCGTCTCGACGAGGTGCTGGACGATGCGCGAGTAGACGTCGACGCCCATTGCTTGCGTTGCTGTGCTTTTCAAGGTGTCGCGGGTGTGGACCTGGACGCGACCGACGCGGCCCTGGACGGGCTCGGGCAGGTCGTCGGGCCACTCGTCCGGCAGCTCGCTGAACACCTCGATCGGCGCCGGGTTCTTGGCGTAGATCGCCGAGCGGAACGCCCGGGCGGTGTCGAGCGCCTGGCGATTCAGGGTGGGGCCGCGGCCGGCGCGGCTGGCGGCGCGGGCCTCGGCCAAGAGGCGCTCGTGCTCGGCCTCGATGGCGTCGTCCGCCTCGCGGGTGGCGACGACCTGCTGCTGATACTCGCGCAGCTCGTCGGCGGCCAGGTCGCGGGACTCCGCCGCGGCGCGGGTGAGGATCTCGTCGGCGGCGGTGCGGGCGTCGGCCCGCCGCTGCCGTAGGTCGTCGAGCAGTGGCATGGGCGGCCTCTTCGTCGGTCGCGGTGTGCCCGGCGTTCCCACGGACCCGGGCGTTTCACGGGGAAGTGTACCGCGCGGCCTGCTAGTTGCTGCTCGCCTGCTCGCCTGCGAACGCGGCCCAGCGCAGCCAGGCGCGCTCGGCATGGATGTGAGTGTGGCCGACGACCTTGAGGTACACGTCCTTGGCGTCGCCCTCGATCGTCACCTCGCCGCGGTCGCCGAAGTGGTCGAGCGCGTCGGCGGCCTGCTGGTCGGTGCAGCCGGTCTGGCGCACGAGGTTCTCGATCGCCAGCCGCAGCAGCAGCGACCGCTCGCGGTCGGTCAGCCGCGACGGGACGCCGGCGACGTGATGGGCGTACTCACTCATCGGGTTGTCTCCTCATAGGCGCTCACGATGAGCCGGTCGAGCGTGTCCAGCACGATGGTCAGATCGTCGAGCTGCTCCTCGTTCAGATCGTAGTCAATCAGGGCGGTGGCGTTGCGGATGATGCTGACGAGCCGCTTGTGCTTCTCATTCATGGTCGGTGGTCTCCTTAACTGTTGATGGTTCGGAATCAGGCTCCTCACCTGCGGTTTCGGGCTCGGGATTTAGAGCACCATTCGCCGTTGTGTTAGTGGCGGTCTCCTTAATCGAGAGCTGGCCGGCGGGCAGCCGCCACCACCACGACCCGCCACCGCGGCGGCCCTCCTCGCCGCGGCGCTCCACGATGACCTCCAGCGCCTCCTTGGCGCGCTTGACGGTGCCCCAGGCGATGCCCTTGTCCTTGGCGAGCTTCTGGAGCCAGGTGACCGGCCTGGCCTCGGTGGCGAGCTGCTGGCGGAGGAACGCCTCGGCCTCCTCCTGCTTGGGCGCCGGCCGCTCCACCGGGCGGCCGAGCAGGTCCTCCGCGGTGTGGGTGCTGGCGCCCTGCCAGACGACCTTGGCGGTGCCATACAGGTCGTCGCCGACGAGGCGGTAGGCCAGGCTCGGCGCCTTGGCGGCCAGGTTGGACTTGGAGACGGCCAGGACGCGGCGGTGCTCGTCGTCAGGGTCGACGCCCACCAGCAGCCCGGCCCTGGCCGCGCCGATGATCCCGATGGACCCGCCGCCGCGGTACAGCGGATTGGCGCCCGCCATCTTGTTGAGGTGGCGCACCACCAGCACGGCCACGCCGGTCCGCTCCGCCAGCAGCTTGAGCGGATAGATGGCGCGGCGGACGTCCTGGTCGCGGTGGGCGTTGACCTCGCCGCCCAGGTAGGCCATCAGCGGATCGACGATCACCAGGCCGGGGAACACCGGGGCGGAGTCGTCGTCGTCGGTGTACAGGTAGCTGGCGAGCCAGCGCTCGACCAGGGCGGCGTCGCCGGGGAGCTCCACCGGCCGCGGCCCGCCGGCCTCGTCGGCGACGTGGTCGACGATGGTGACCTTCCGCAGATCGGCGCCGGCGACCGTCAGGCGGGGGACGATCGTGTCGGCGGCGCCGTCCTCCGCCGACAGCAGCAGCACGCACACCGGCCCCTCCGGCTTGTGGCCGTCCGGCAGCGGCGATCCGGTGGTGAGGCGGGCGGTCAGGTCCAGGGTGATCGTGCTCTTGCCGAGGCCGGGATCGCCGTCCAGCAGCACGACCTTCCCGGCGGGGATGCGGCCGGGCCACAACCACTTCACGCGCTCGGGCTTGACGTGGCAGGCGCGGACGGTGGCCAGCTCGATCCCGCGGACATCGGCGATCAGGCGGTCGAACGCTTCCTGCTTCCGCTGTTCGGCCTCGTCCCCAGCGGCGGACGGCCAGCGGCCGTGCTGGCGATACCACTCCCCGAGCGCCTCCACCGAAGTAGGACGATCAATGTCGCTCATGCTGCCCACTCCTCGGCCTCGACCTCGCCGAGCGCGATGGCGGCCATGTAGAACGGCTCGCCCGGTTGGGGCGACGTCGGCCAGGGGGTGTAGGGCGGCTCGGGTGGCGGCCGGTGGCAGCGGCACCGGCAGCGGCAGTCCGCGCAATGCCGGTCGGCGCCATCGGGTATGCTCTCCCTGTTGCCGTTGGTCGCGGTGGCTGTTGGTGCGGGGCCGGGTCTGCTGCGGGCCCGGCCTTCGCCGTTGTCAGGCCACGGCATCGGCGCCACCCTCCCGGCCGGGGGGCACCATCGTGTCGGCCACGAGCGCGGCGAGCCTGGCGACCGTGGTGGGATCGGTGATCCTGGGCGGGAGGCCTTGCCTGGCCCGAGTCTCGGCGACCCAGGCGCGCAGCTCCTCCCGGCTCATGGCACGTTGCCGGCGGGCTCAAGGAGCTGGGCCGCGAGCCGGGCGCGCTGGTGGATGGTCAGCGCCGGCTCGGTGGTGACCAGCTCGCGGAGGTAGTCCTCGGCCCGGGCCGCGCGCAGGTCGCGGGTGACCTCGGCGACATCGGCGCCTGGGCCATGGTGCCGCCGTAGGGCGGCCAGGCGGGCGCGGTGGTGCTGCCAGGTGGACATTGGTACTCCCATAGGACTCGGCACGCGCCTCATTGGGCGCGGCGTGAATCCCGACGGGAGCCCGGTGCCTCCGCCTTGCGGCGGCGCACAAGTTACGGTGAGCCGTCGTGTCACCCCGGCGGCGTCCTGCCGCGACGGCCCGGCGGCTCCGTCCTTCCCGCGGACGGCCATAACCGGGCCACTTTCGGGGCCTAGGCCCGAGTCATTCCGGGCCCTGCTTCACTACGGCTGGCCAGTGGCCCCGGCTGCCGGTATGTCGACCTCCTGGCGACGCGGCGTGCCTCGCCTCAGGTACTTCCTGGTCGTCTTCCTCGTGTCCGACACCAGCCGCAGCCGACCGCGGTGCTAGGGGATCGTAGCACGCTACACGCGCCAGTCAGGGTCCAACTCGCGGCGGGGGTCGAAGACGCGGCGGCCCTTGCTGATCGGGAGCACGGTCACGCGGTTGAGCGCCAGCCGAAGCACTGCACGGCGCCGGTCAAGGTTCCACTTCGCCCATGCCTGCTGGAGCGCGTCGTACTCCTCGGGGAGCTGGGCCAGCAGGGCGGCGTCGGGACTCGACATGGCGGCCAGCGCCCGCACGATCCCGCCGAGCCGCTCGTTGATCCGCGCCTTGGCGTGGGCGAAGTCGTCATCGTCGATCGTCCCATCCGCCAAGCGGTCGCGGAGCGCCGCCAAGCGGTCGCGGTCCTGCTCACGGCGGGCCTTCAGCTCGCGGACAGTCCCGTTCGTCTCCTGCCGGGCGCGGAGCTCCAGCTCCAAGGCAGCGCGGAAGTCCGGGGAAGCGAGCGCCGTCAGGGCGGCGTCACGAACGGCATCCTCGATCGGCTCGGCCTTGCGGCGGGTTCCGTTGCAGCCGCCGTTGATCGTCTTGCACTCATACTCCCGAGCGCCATCGGGAACGCGGCGATGCGAGGTCATCAT